CATTTTATAACTGACCAAAATTTTACAATAGGTGGTTGGTTTTATAGAAATTCAGCCGGTGGTTCCGCTGGCTATGAAACTTTATGGGCTCAGGGGTATTCCCCAGCTGTTAGATGTCAAATTTACGGAGCTGGTGGCAGCGCAAATGGAAATAGACTTTATATATATTTACACAATGGGTCTTCTGGTAACACTTATGATACAGGTATAGATTTGCCTACAGGCGAATGGTTTCATTTAATGAAAACATATGATCTTTCGGCGGGTACTGTTAAGGTTTATTTAAACAGTGCTTTGAAGAAAACACAAAGTACAATTACGGGTAATATTTATAGCTCTGGAAACAGTGATGCTCTTTTTAGAATAGCAAAAAATTCAACTAATAGCAACGGCTACATAAACGGTAAAATTTCTCAAGTAAGAGTTTATGATTCAGTTTTAACAGACGCACAAATTGTGGATGATTATTCTACACACGATTATTTATATATTTAAATTTAATTAAATCAAATTATGGAAATGTTTAGCAATGAGCTTTTAGAAGAGCGCATATGGGATTTGCGAAAAAATGAAAGCTTAAATATTTTAAAGCCTGTAGAAAAATACGCTTTAGAAAGAATTAAAAGTGTTGGCTTGGAACACTCGTATGATGTTATTGCAAACGAAATACCTTATTTCAAAACGATGGGGTATACCGAGTATGCTAATTCTTTTATATTCCAGCCTTTAAATTTTGACTTTAGAGAAAAAATGATAGAAGAAGCTTTTTATGAAAAAAGCGATAATGTTTTAGACTACGCTGGGTTTTTTAGGAATAATTTAATTAGCAACAATGCTAATAAATACAAAGATAGAAAACAAGAGTTTGAAAAAAATCAACCTAGAAATTATATTGTAGTTTTACCCGGGTCAAATAAGATAAAGCAAAGAATATGTATGAACAAAATGGAATACATATACGAGAAGCATAAAGGGGATATATATTTTAAGCCACACCCGGTGAGCTCTTACCAGACGGTGGGCGAAATAATGGACAAGTTCGGTGAAGACCATGTTTTGGATAAAAATGTTGATTTATATCACTATTTACCAAAGACTAAAAAAATATATACAACCCATTTAAGTGAATCTGCTTTGTATGGCGTTATATTGGGAATTAAAATTGAACCAATTGATGTATATAATAGCCTTGAAGGTACTTCATTCTACAATATAAATAAATTGCTATTTAACTACCAAGATTTAGGTGATAAATTAATTAATGAAACTTTTTCTAACTATAAGTCTGGATTTGTAAACCCTGCTTTAGATAAAAATTGGAAAAAAACAATTAATAAGTATATTGAGTATACGCAAAAAAATAGATTAGCCTATAAGGACTGGTTTATTGTTAAAGAAAAACCTAAAAAAGAGCCGTGTACAGAGTGCGAAGAAGCTAAAAAGCAAAGAGAAAAAAAACAATGATAGGAACCACCCAGTTAATTAATGCATTTGGCGGGCCAGCCTCAACTACAGATAATGTAGATTATCCTGTAACAAATTTAGCATGTTATAAATTCGATAATACTTCTAAAAGCGAAACATCTACAACACATTACTTATTTATAGGTGATGCTGGCAATCAAAGCTCGAGCGGAAGACTTAATTCTGTTGATGCTGAATTTACATATACAAGGCCAACCGGTTATAGTGAGTGGGGTGGTTCATGGGACACAAGTAATAAAACCGGGTCTGCTACTCAAACTTTTGAAGAGTCTAATAAAAAATGGACAAAATCAGGGACCTATTATAACGCAGTATGGAGCACTAATAAATACCATAGTGGCAAATATTATGCTGAAATAGAGTTTTTAGGTGCTGAATTAATTTATGGTATTAGCAGGCTTACGTCAGCTACAGGAGCCGGTACAACTTTACAAAACGGTTCAGTTTATTACGGAAGTTGGGCTACACACTCCTGGAAATACAGCACTACTAATACTGCTGAGGGCGCTATTCTAAGTACTAATGATGTTATTGGTCTAGCAGCTGATTTTGATAATCAAATATTACAAGTTTATAGAAACAATGTTTTACTTGATACAGTTTCAATAGCGGCACCTAACGGAACAGACACTAACGTAGAATACAGGGCGGGCAAGTTTGGTCAAGCCGCGGTATTCAATGGGAGCAATAGCAAAATTACAATTCCAAGTAGCCCTTTTAATATAACCACTTATAGTTTATCTTTTTGGATTAATGCTGCTACTTATAACCAATCAACTACATCTATTATTAATATAGGTTTAGATAATACGGGAGGTGCATGGAGTGGACTTGCTTTTGGTGTAAATGCTAACAAAGTATTTTATTATGGTGGGGATGTAACAGGCGTTGGCGGTACAGGATTTTTTACACAAACAGGTACAACCAGTATAACAAATGGGGCATGGGTACATATTGCAATTATTGTAAACGGTACAGCAGTAACAGGGTATGTTAATGGGACACAAGACTCTGGGTTATCAAGAACTTTAGGTGCTAATATAACATATAGAGGTGGCTCTATAAATACAATAGGCGTTAGATCAGGCGCGTTTGGATCGTATGGGTATTGGAATGGAAGTGTTGATCAATTTAGAGTATTTAGTTCCGCACTTTCAGCATCTCAAGTAACCCAACTTTACAACGAAATACCTGAAACAGATACATCTAACTTTAAGGCGGTGTTGTATACAGGCAATGATGGTGGTAGTAACAATACTTCGCAACTAATAAATAATGTTGGATTTAGACCTGACCTTGTTTGGATTAAGAATAGAGAGCATACATATAATCACATTTTAATGGATTCTGTAAGGGGTGATGATTTAATCCTACATTCAAATACTAATGATGTCAGTTCATCTGCTTACGGAGGTAGTTTAGCAATAGAAGATACAGGTTTTACAACAGGTAAAGGAGATGAAACTAATAAGGGATTAGCAAATTATAATAAATTTGTAGCTTGGTGTTGGAAGGGCGGAGGAAATGCGGTTACAGACAATTCAGGGGCTGTTAGCGCAGAGGTTAGCGCAAATACTGGTTTAGGATTTAGCATAGTAAAATATAATGATTCAGGCACAGGCGGTCAAACTGTAGCTCACGGATTAAATAGTCCCCCTGAAATTATGATCACAAAAACTACAGATACCGCTACTGATTGGTTTGTTTATACTACGCTTATAGATGGTGGTATGGACTATTTAAAATTGAATACTCTCGCTGCCGCTGCTTCAAGCAGTTTGACTGTTCCAACAAGTGATTTTATATATTCAAGAGGGCAAAGTAGCACAAGCATAATAAATTATCTTTTCCATTCAGTAACTGGAGTTAGCAAGATGGGTACTTATACAGGGGCAACAGGTAACAAAACTGTTACTATTGGATTTAGACCATCATTTGTTATAATAAAAAACACTTCAACAGCAAGTGCTGGTAATTGGAATATGATGGATAGTCGTAGAGACACAAGCAATCCAATAGAGCTTAATTTATGGGCTGATACAAGCGGCACAGAGGCAACTGCGTCACAGTCCAATGTTTATGATGTTGATTTTGATGCTACTGGATTTACAATAAAAAACAATTATATTCCTTTTAACCAAAACGGAGAGGAATACATATATATGGCATTCAAATAAAAAAATATGGCTTTAACAACAATAACATCAAGAGTAATAGCTCCGGAGTTCACAACATCGTCGAATCTAACTTCTGCAGCATCTGTAGCTGTTGATTGGGATAGTTCACAAGTTTTTAGGATTACAGCTGGACACTCTATAACTTTTACTTTTTCTGATTTTAAAATCGGAATGGTAAAAATTATTGTGGCTACAGGCGGTGGTGGAAGCCACACATTAACTTTTCCCACGGGATCTATTAATTTGAGTGGAACTTATGATGACACGGCTGGTACTAAAAATTTTATACAAATAGTGTGTACAGATGATGATGGCTCACCTGAGTTTTTTTATACAATATCTCAGCCTACAACATAATAAATAATTAAATTAAATGGCGAAAAAAAGATTTAAAGATACAGGCGTTGGAAAATTTTTATTAGAAAAAATTCCTAACGTTGTTGGTGCAATAGCAGGTGACACACCAGTAGGTTCTGTTATACAAGCTATAATTGGCGGGTCTGATATGTCAGAAGCGGATAAAAAAATTGCACTTAAAAAATTAGATATTGAAAGAGCTGAGATAGACGGCACTACTAGACGTTGGGTTGCGGATGCAACTTCAGGGTCGTGGTTAGCAGCTAATGTTAGGCCTTTAACATTAGTGTTTTTAACAATAAGTTATGTAGCTGGGTGGTATATGGGCTACCCATTAGATTCAATTACAGGCTTACTTACTATTGTTATTGGTGGCTATTTCGGTTCAAGAGGGGTAGAAAAAGTTTTTGGAAACAGTAAACACAAATAATGAACGACTTAAAAATTTACGGCATAAACGTCGGAGCAGTTGCGTTTTCAGCGCTGCCGAACATAAACCCCACTTTGCAAACCGTAGTATTGGTTATGACAATAATATATACAGGGATGAATATTTATATGAAATTAAAAGATAGAAATAAACAATGAAATACTTTGAAGAGTCCGAATTTAACGGCTTTGAAATGATGGATAAAAAACTTCTTTCAATGCTAGACAGCTTGCGAGAAGTATATGGCTATCCAATAAAAATTACATCTGACTACAGAAGCCCGGAGCATCCTATAGAGGCTTCAAAAAAACAGCCCGGTGAACACGCATATGGTGCAGCAGTTGACATTGAGAGTGTTGGGGGCGAAAAAACATTTAAATTAGTTAAAGCCGCAATTGAAGTTGGTTTTACTAGAATAGGTATTAGCAGGAAAAGAGGGTTTATGCATTTAGGTATTGGGTACCCCGGCGCACCTAATACCACTATATGGACATACTAAAATAAATTAAATGAAATTAATTAGAAAAATTAGCATAGGCCAAGATTATAAAAACGAAGCTATGCATTATTCGGTAGGCCAGGAGGTTTACGGTGGGCACACAATATGCGATATAATTGAAGAAGAGGGTTCTTACCAAATATATATTGAAAAGAAAGGATCGCAATTGCCATGGAAACACTTTAATAAAAATATGGCCGTGTCTATAGAATACAATTTAGATTATTAAATGAAGTCATTATACAATTATATTATATCAACAAATGACAGATACAATAATAAAACATCTGTTAACGGCAAAGAGCTTATATTAAATACCGAAATAACAGAAAGAGATTACGAATTTGTAAACCGTATTGGTACAGTAATAAGCACGCCTATAAATATTAAAACCCCTATTAAAAAAGGGGACCGAGTTATAGTGCATCATAACGTATTTAGAAGATGGTATGATGTTAAAGGAAATGAAAGAAATTCAGGGAATTACATAAATGAGAACAGATACTCAGTGTCGCCTGATCAGTTATTTGCGTATAACCAAAATAGCAAATGGCATTGCCCAAATATGTATTGTTTTGTAGAACCTTTAGAAAATGAAGACATATGGAGCACCGAGAGCGAACAAAAACTTTTAGGAGTGCTTACATATACTAATGACTATTTAAGCTCATTAGAAGTGTCCTGTGGAGATATTGTAGGTTTTACGCCAGAATCTGAGTATGAATTTAACATAGATGATAAAAAATTATATAGAATTTTATCAACTGAAATAACTATCAACTATGGACATAAAAAAGAAACGCAAACTTATTCTTGAAGCTGCTGAAAATTCAATTAATGAATTAATAAAGGTAATGAATAAGAAAATGGATCCAGATGAACTTGATCCTGAAAAAGTAAAAATATCAGCCTCAGCTTATAGGCTCGCGATGGAAGATGCTATTGCGCTTTTACAAAGAGTAGAAGAAATAAATGAAATGATGAACGAATCACCAAAGACTGCTAAGGATAGTTTTTATGGTGTAGAAAACAGAGCTAAATAATGTATAAACAAAGTCTATATGCTATACACTCTGCGCATTTGTCTACTAAAAGTGTAAAAAGAAATAATAAGCTAAAAAATTACAAGTACGGTTATAATGACGATCTTGATTGTGTAGTAATAAGCAAAGATGGTACCATAGGTGAAATTTTTGAAATACAAGGATTACGTATTGCATTACCCGCAATACCAAAAGAAATGTATTCAAATAGCGAAAAACCTGAAGATCAAGTTTTTAAGCAAACCTTAAAACCCGCTACGCTATCAAAAATTAAATCGATACATGATTTTCAATTATATCCAGATGACATTAAAGAAAAATATTACGAATATATTAATTCGGAGTTTGACCGCCGCAATGATGGTTACTGGTTTATGTGCAATGGCACAGCAACCTACATCACGGGAACACATTATATGTATCTCAACTGGACAAAAATTGATGTTGGCGCACCTGAATTTAGACAATCAAACAAAATATTCTTTTATTTTTGGGAAGCTTGCAAAGCGGATTACAGGTGTTATGGAATGTGCTACCTCAAAAATAGACGGAGTGGATTCTCCTTTATGGCGAGCGCAGAAACAGTTAACCAAGCTACAATATCAAAAGACGCAAGGTTTGGGGTACTATCAAAGAGTGGGGGAGACGCAAAAAAAATGTTTACCGACAAGATTGTACCTATATCGATCAACTACCCATTCTTCTTTAAACCAATACAAGATGGGATGGAAAGACCAAAAACTGAACTTTCCTACAAAATACCATCTAAAAGACTTACAAGAAATTCACTCAAAGCAACTGATCAAGATGAAGTACAAGTTGGTGAAGGGCTGGACACTACAATTGACTGGAAGAACACGGGTGACAACTCCTACGATGGGGAGAAACTAAAATTACTAGTCCATGACGAATCTGGCAAATGGGAAAGACCTGATAATATACTAAACAACTGGCGCGTTACTAAAACTTGTTTGAGATTAGGCGCTAAAGTTGTTGGAAAGTGTATGATGGGATCAACATCAAACGCTTTAGACAAAGGAGGGGATAATTTTAAAAAGTTATACTATGACTCAAAAGTCGAAAATAGAAACCGTAATGGGCAGACTGCTAGTGGATTATACTCTTTGTTCATACCTATGGAATGGAACTATGAGGGATTCATTGATAAATATGGATTTCCTGTATTCGATAGTCCAGAAAAACCTGTCGAAGGAATTGACGGGGAGCTTATCAGATATGGAGTTATCGATCATTGGGAGAATGAAGCAGATGGACTCAAAGAAAATAATGACGCTTTAAACGAGTTTTATAGACAATTTCCAAGAAGCGAAAAGCACGCGTTTAGAGACGAAATAGAAAAGTCTTTATTCAATCTAAATAAAATATACGAACAAATAGATTTCAATGAAGAAATGACAATGCAGGGTTATGTAACCCGCGGGTCGTTTAGCTGGAAAAATGGAGTTAAAGATTCTGAAGTAGAATTTTATCCAAATAAAACAGGTAGATTTAAATTATCCTGGATTCCGCCGGTTGAAATGCAAAATAACATAATAGTAAAAAACGGTATTAAACACCCAGGCAATAAAGATTTAGGTGCATTTGGTTGTGATAGCTATGATATTAGCGGTACAACAGACGGCAGCGGATCTAATGGGGCACTTCATGGGCTTACTACGTTTAGTATGCTAGCTGATGTGCCGTCTAGCCAATTCTTTTTAGAATACGTTGCTAGGCCACAAACAGCAGAAATATTTTTTGAAGATGTGCTTATGGCAATGATATTTTACGGAATGCCAATACTTGCCGAAAATAACAAACCTAGATTATTATATCATATCAAAAGAAGAGGTTATAGAGGGTTTTCAATGAATAGACCCGACAGATCTCGCAGAAAGTTATCTATAACAGAAAAAGAATTAGGTGGTATACCTAATACTTCAGAAGACATAAGACAAGCTCATGCAGCTGCAATTGAAAGCTATATTGAAACCCATGTTGGGTTAAAAGAAAATGGTGATTGTGGCAAAATGTACTTTCAGAGAACATTAGAGGACTGGGCTAAATTTGATATTAATAAAAGAACAAAGTTTGATGCGTCTATAAGCTCTGGGCTTGCCATAATGGCATGCCAAAGACATTTATATGCATCCAAAACAACGAGAGAAGTTAAGAAAATAGACTTTGGATTTTCAAAATACAATAACCAAGGTTCAAAAAGTAAAATAATACAATAGAAAATGGCAGAAGCTACAGGACAAGTTACCCAATTTCCCAGCCAATCGGTTGACGATGCTACGAAGGCTAGCAGAGACTACGGAATGGAAGTGGCACGTGGTATACAAAACGAATGGTTTAGAAAATCGTCTGGCACGGGGAGGTTCGTACAAAATCAACGAGACTTCCACAAACTAAGATTATATGCTAGGGGTGAACAATCTGTTCAGAAATATAAGGATGAATTTTCAGTAAATGGCGATTTATCTTATCTTAACTTAGATTGGAAACCAGTGCCAATTATACCTAAGTTTGTAGATATAGTTGTTAATGGCATGCAAGATAGGCTATTTACGGTTAAAGCTTTTGCTCAGGATCCTACATCTGTTAAAGAAAGAACAGATTTTGTAGAAAGGATTGTGGAGGACATGCAGACACAAGAAATTTTAGCTTCTATCGAGCAAAATATGAATGTTGATGTTAGC